CGACTGCAGTTAGTAAATCTTCTGCGCTTGTCCATTCACTCATTGGTATGTGGGTGGCTATTGCCACCGCAACAAGTAAACGGCTTACGCTTCCTTCTGGATGACTTTTGGGTCATCCGCATCACCGACAATTACATCGGCAACTGTTTCCATCCAGGCATCCATCGGCTTGACTGGTTTGTCTCCAGCAATTGCACGCTTATGGGCATGATAAGCCAAAAACATAAGATCCCACATGCCAATCTTTTCTTTGGCTTGTCCAATCGTGTTTCCTGTCTGCTTCTCCCATTTCGCCCACTCAGGAGGTTGGGCTATGTATGTGGCTTGCTCTCCTGAGTTGTATTCAATTGTTATTGGTAACTTCATTTTGTTTGCTCCCGTTTTATTCTTTAGCTGAAGGTTTCAGTAACTTCGCCACGAGCAACTGGGAATGTGAAAGATACTGTCTGAGCATCTACTCCTGAGCCACCTGCGGTTGGGTAAACTGGCAACACTGGGAACACGAATTGTGCTCCTGATGCAGCTGTAAGTGTAATGCTGATTTCTGAGTTTGGTGCAGAATCGCATGCTGTCCAAAGTGCTTCGCAAACTGATGAGGCTTTGCCCCAGTCTGCAAGCATGTCTAACTGGAATGTTCCAGATGTATTTACAACTTTGTAGGCTTCGCCGTCAAGTGTTTGGTAAGTTTGACGATCAAACTCTTTTGTTAGAACTGCGTTTGTCGCTTGTGCTTCGATGTCTGTTCCACCTGAGAACGACAAAGAAATATCGCGACCTGTGATAACTGTGGTTGCCATGATTCTCCTTTATGCGGTTTGTGTGTAGTAGGTAGAAACTCGAACATCTGCAATAAGCAGAGTGCTTGCTCCAACTTGTGTAACTGTTGGTCTTTCGACCGAGCTGACGATGTACCCTGCCGGGATCACCTTCAGAACACTCATTGTCAGTTGCTCTATATTGTCCAGGCTTGCCGGATTTGAGTTATAAGCAACTACGACTGATATTGTAAAATTGATTTTTGTGCGGACTAAAGACTTGCTGATTGTTTCTAATTCTAAGTAAGGGCTATCTGGAACGACCACGACTGCTGGTGGAATAACTGATTCTGGTACAAAAGAATAAACGTTACCTGCTACTGAGCCAAGAGCTGTGGCAAGTGGTTGTCTGACTGTTGAAAGGATTGTTGAAGCGGTCATTATTGAGCCATGCTTTCAACATCTATGAATGGACCTAGAATTCCAACGCACCGATTAAATAATGATCGACCCATTCTGAATGGTGTTGCTGTAAAATCTACGCCTTCAATCTGACCTCCTCCTGCAAGGCGAGATTGGAATACTTCTAAAGAAACTACGAATACGGCTGAGCGAACTGGTTGGTTGCCAACATAAGTTGAAGCAGTTGATAAGGTTGCAGTTCCGGATGGGATAATGTTTGCGCTCGCCACATCTGCGTTTGTAATGGCGCATGAGAATGTATATTGTCCAAGATTATCTGCCAAGATTGTGCGTGTTCCATTGTAAGGTGCTCCACATCCTGCGATGACAATTGATTGACCTTCAGTGAATTCATGAATGCCTAAAGTGGTGAATGTCGCTACGTTATCTTCTAAAGCAGCTTCTTGAATAGGGCTCTTGAAAGAAACCAACATTGGAAGGATCACGCCTTCTGCGGTATCGATAATTTCATTTAAATAACTGTCTGAATATAAGGCAGAAGACACACCAAGCACGGCTCTCAACTCACTTGCTGAAATAATGCTAGGCATGTCTTCTCCTTAACTCCCATTACAAAGATGCCAGAGATCGGGAGCAACCCCTGGCACTATTTGATTTAGGCTACTGATAACTTGCGGAATGCTGATGGGTAGCGATTAACTACTGCTGCATATCCGTAAAGTCCAATCTCAACACGTCCGTTAGCAACGATGTTTGCACGAATGTCAAAAAGGCTGGACTCGTGGAATCGCATTGCTGCTGATGGGTAAACTAATGCGTGCTTAGCATTGGCATTATCACCTGTGTAGTTAGGATCTACAACTAGGTCAAGTCCTGCGACTGTTCCTGCTGTTGAACCTTGTGAAATTAAACCAGCTGCGTTTTGTGGAGCAGCTGCTGCGAATAATGGACGACCATCTGCTACTGCGCCAAGTAATCCAGCGAAGTCGATGCCATTTGTTCCACCTGAAGGTGCAACCATTAAGCGGTTTGGTGTAAAGCGCATAACGTTGTAAGCATCTGCAATTCCGTCAGCGATTGCTGCATAAATTGTTGAACCTGATGATCCAGCTGCTGCTTCTGATGCAATCTTTGCTGCGTAAGCATCTGTCTTCTGTGCGTAAGATGCTGCTAACTCACGAATTAAAAGATCCAAGAATGATGGGTCTGAACGATCCAAAACTTCTTGGTTAATTACGTTTGCGCCAGCAAACTTAACGATGTTGTCTTCTTGGAATGTAACAGCTGTATCTTGTGATGCGTACTCAACGCCTTCTGCTGTTAATCCTACAATTGCTTGATTTCCAAGTACAGGCGTGTAAATCTTTAATCCACTTGCTGGAAGTGGCGCACGCTCGATTGAATCGATGAATGGACGTGATGAATCAATTACTCCAATTACATCGCGTAGGTAGTTAGGCGGAACCATTCCAGTGTTTTCTGAAACTGTACCGATTGCTAATGCTGCGACTAGATCACGTGCATCTGTGTCGCCTTGTACTGCCTTGATTTGTGCTGCAACATACTGTCCTGCAGTAACATTCTCATTCACACGTGGCTTTGTGTAAGCAACGTAGTTTGCTGTTACTACGGGAGTGGTTTGTGCCGCTTCTACCGCTTCGGATGCGATAGGGGCTTCTGAAATAATCTCAGACACTTTTTCCTCCTGTGGTTGTTCATCCGTAGCGGTTGCTTCGGAATTCTCTGTTTCTGCAGCTGCTACTTCTGTAACACGTGCAGAATCTATTGCTGGATCTGTTACCAGGCTGACCTCTTGAAGTGAACTTGATTTGATTTGTAATACTCCATCAACATTTTTCCACTCGTTGATCTTTACGCCAACGCTGAATCCGTCACGTAATCCTTCGGCTGCTTCTAATAATGAATCATCGCCAGCAATAGTTGCTGCAACCTTGAATGTGGCTTCGATGCCTGTTTCATCGGCTGTAATATCCATCAATCGTCCGATTGGACGTGTGCGGTCATGCTCAAGTAATAATTTAACTGGCTTTGAGAAATCGATTGAATCCTTCTGAAATACAGTCGCTCCTGCGCTGGTCATGCCTAATTCATCCCAGGATACGATCTTGCCTGAGATAGTTCGCTTTTTGCTATCGGCTGCGGTTAGTGTTATTGGGAAATTAATCTTCATCGGATTAAATCCTCCTCCTCTTGTATTTGCTCGATGCTCATAGCACCAATTCTGTTTAGAATCTCGTAAACTTGTGCACGCTCTAGTGCTGATCCACGTAGGAAATCATCAATATCAAATCGTGTTTCGATTCCATTAGGGCAGAAGTCTGCTTGGCTTAGACGTTGCTCAATTGCTGTAAGTATTGGACGAAGTGAGAAATCAATAAGTGCTTTGCGCTCGCCAAGTGTGTTTGAGTAAGTCATTGATGTAGTTTCTGCAGATACAAACGATGCTGGAATACCAGATGCTCTTGCAATTTCTAAAGCAAGGTATTGACGTGCTTCATTTAATTGTAATTTAGCAGGATCAAAACCAAGTGCCTGTAATTCAACATCGGCATTTAAAAATGCAGTTGATCTTGTTTGACGGCTTTGTGTCCAGGATGAAAGCAATCTTGAAATACGCTCTGGAGTTAAGTTTGTGCCATTTGATTTTAAAACCATTTGTGGCATTGGCTCTTTGGCATACATCTCTGCAGCCTTTTCTAATTCAGCAGCTGCTTTGATAGTACGACCTGCACGATTTAGGATTCCTTCATCTAAACCATTGAATACAATTAAAGATCCCAAACCAAACGGCGGTACACGCTTGCCATCTACTGTGTAATACTCAATCTCTGTTGATAATGCATTTAAACTTGCAAATACTCTGTTAGGTGCAATTCTTGTCCAGGCACGAATACGTGAAGCATCTGTTGATGCATAAGCATCCATAACCATTCCGTACGCAACTCCGTAAAGTAATAAATCTTCTGCGATCCATGCATAAATTGCTGATCCAGCAACACGTGGATCTGGTTGCATAATTACTCGGTTTGGTCGGACGTGCTCATTTGTGAAATGGTTGTATTGCTCAAGTGGTAAAGATCCAATTGTTGAGCAGATAATATTTCTTGCACGTGCTCCTGCTGGTACTGCCATGTAGGCTTCACGTGATGCGGTTGTAGTTCCAAACAGAATACCGCCAACTAATTGTTGTGAATTGTAAGGTGCAAGAGCTGCTGATACATCTACGGAATCAGTTGCTTGTTTTGTTGTAAAGCGATCAAATAGTCCCATTGGCGTAAATTATACCTTATGTCCGACTTATCCGATTTGTATGTCAACCTCGGTTTCCACCTGTGTCGCAAAGTATGAAACTAGGGCACTGGCAACGCTGGCACAAACTGCAACCCTTGATGCCCTTCGACCAATAATCCAGGCACCATCGCCATAAGGCAATCTTGCAGCTGATAAAACTTGCTGAGTTAATTCTTCTTGATTTCCATGCTGTAAACGATGGCTGTTAATCGCTCCAAGCCAGCGATCGCACGATTCTGAGTAAATTGCGCCATCCATGTCAGTAGTTGGGATTCCTGCTTGCTGTAAACGGCTGGCAACCGCTGCAGCTGTTCTTTTACTGTAAGCAATCGTTTCGACCTGGTATTTGCGATAATACGGCGCAACATCGTTTGCAATTGCTAAATCGTTTAATGAAAAGTCATTTGACCAGGTATGCAATAGTTGCACGTAAAATCTTTCTCCTGGCATTCTTTGTGCAGCGACTAATGCGCCAAACTTTCGATCCGGACTTAAATCCAATCCCATCCACATTGTTTTCTCAGGATCTAGTGGAATCGGATCTATTGCACATGATTGCCACTTCTGGGCATCTACGACTGAGTTAATTGTGTCCACCCATTGACAAAAAACCTCCGTGCGGACGATGTCTGGCGGATCGTTAATAACCGATTTTAAATTATCCTGATGAATTGTAATTCCTAATGATGGATTGGCTTGAGCGAACGCATCCCAGTTCGGCTCACCCGACGGAAGGGTAATAGGAGCGTTAGGTTCTGCGCTCCATTCAAACCAACCAATATCATCATTTGCACCACCGGCAGCCGCTAACGCTCTACTGCGCAGGGAATTCAAAACTACGCTGTGTTGATCGCCAGCGTTGCTATAAACCCATGTTTGAGGATTCTTAGCACTTATCATTGTGTATCGCATTGATGACCATGCATCTTGATCTTTGTACTCTCGCAACTCATCCATGTGGATTGTTTCAGGTTTGCTAATACCACGTGATGCGTTATTGCTTGCCTTAATTACAATTCTTCGATTTCCTTTAAGTTCCAATTCTTCTGCACCATGTTGCCATCGTATCTTCTTGACTTCGGATGCAAGTTTGTCATTCTCCTCAATCAAAGCAATTATCTGTCTAAAGGTTTCCAGCGATGTCGTAAGTCGATGAGCCGATGCAAGTTGTAAGCCTTCGCCCCATACGTATGCTCCAGTCAACATGCGAAGCATCATGAATGTACTTTTGCCATTCTGCCTAGCGATTACAAGTCCATTCTCGGAATGGTGCCAGCGACCATCTGGCTTGATCTTGTGCCCATGAATTGCCACAAACTTCTGCCATTCCATTAGTGGGATGCCCACTTCAGCTGCAAAGTCGATCATCTCCTGACCTTTAGACGGCAAATCGTTAAGTTTAGAATGAATACGTGGAGTTGGCACACCTCCTATTTTCGATCCAATCTTATTCAAAGCGATCTGGTCTGATTCAGTCATGTTTAATCTGATTCAAAAGGATCGTGCCCGATCGAAGTGTTTCGTCGGTTAGAAAGATCAATGGGGGTCGGTGGTGTCCTGTGGCTCACAAAAAAACGCCCCCCCTTGCTGTAATTACATCTTTTACATGCTGCAACTAAATTGTCATCA